ATTGGCTCGGGTTGTGCATGGATGCACGTATGCAGATACTTGAATGTTATCAGATACATGCGGGAAGTTGAATGTGTGCAGGGTGTTTTGCCCCTACAATGTTAAAGGCATTAACATAGGGAAACACTCAGGAATACAGGCAAGCTGAACACATGCACACATGCGAATGACTGAATGTGATAACAAAATGAGGTGGGGGGTGCATTTGTGATCACATTGGTGAACCCGGAGGCGGGGGGTCGCGCGGGTAGCCTCTGTATGTACATTGCACCTAAAGATTTTCTCATAAAAATTCCTAGACCTACAGGGTCTGCCAAAGTTTGACGACAGAGATAGTGATTAGACAAAAGTAAAACCCCTACGGAGTGAACCATAGGGGTGCATTAGGTATTGATTATCTTACAGACGAGGTAGCCTACGTAGTCCCCGAGGAATCTTACAGTTACTCTTCGAGTAATCCGCATCAGTCTGACCTAAGGTCCACCTATGGCAGAATCTGTAGCTTCTCCTTAAGTACTACGTAGGAGTGAACCTTGAGGGAAGAATACTATAGAGTATATACTAGGGTCCGCCAAAGGACAGTTTTATTATACACAGGTTTTTCACTTCTGTCAAGCCCTATCTTTCTTGTCGTATCCTATAGGCGGATTTCCGCTCATTGGTCTCCGTACGGAAGGGCTTGACAAACCAGAACCTAGTGTGGTATAATTGCCACTAAGTGATTCGTTACCGACAAAGAGGAATAACCACGTTGCTCTTCACAGAGACCCAGCTACGTACGTCACAAGGCAAGCTACGCACCAAGTCTCTCTTCTGGGAGCTTTCGTACTTCGAACCTGAGCACGTTATCTTCACCCTCAAGGAAGCTGACATTGTGCGTGAGGGTAAGACGTACACCTCCTTGCGTAAGCTGTATTTGTCGTACTGTGTCACAGACCCTACGGAGTACACCTTCGCTTGGGCGGTCTTCGGTTCGTGGGAGACTTGGCTTCAACTGTCCAATAGCAACTACATCAAGAAAGACGTAGAAGCGTGGCGTAAGGAAGTCGAGGTTAAGATTAAGTCTGAGGCTATTCGTTCTATCGCAGATGAGATGCGTACGGGTGGCCGTTCTTCGTTTGGTGCTGCTAAGCTTCTCTTGGAGCGTGGGTGGCTTGACGACAAGAGTGCTTCCAAGGCTAAAGAGAAACTGAAGGCCAAGGAAGAAGAAGAGATGAATCAGCAAGCTCTGTCGCTACTCTCTGAGGATGCGGAGCGTCTAGGGATCAAGGTTCAATAACGTCATGGCTAAGAAACCTTCCATCAACAACGTTACGTCAGGCTTTAACTCCACTACGGAGATCAACCAGAACTTCCAAGCTCTGCGTGATGCCTTTGACAATACTGTGTCGTTGGACGGTAGCCTGCCTAACGCTATGAACGCTGACTTCGACATGAACGGCTACGACATCCTAAATGCTGGTGGCCTTACGATTAACGGCACTGATATCTTTGCCTTGCTCAATAAAACTACCATCTCTCCTCAACCTCCATCTGGCGGTAGCGACGGAGACATCTGGTTCAAAGTCTCTACCTAAAGGATACAACAATGGCGGCTCTTTCCGACTACGCTGAAAAACTACTCCTTGATTGGATGATGACTAACGGTTCGGCTACGCGCCCTACTGCTTGGTACGTTGCTCTCTACACTGCGGCTCCGTCTGACTCGGGTGGTGGCACTGAAGTGTCGGGTAACGGTTACGCTCGTCAGGCTGTGACGTTTGCCGCAGCATCGACCCCCGGTGGCACGACATCCAATACTGGCGCTGTGTCGTTTACTGCCGCAGGCGGTAGCTGGGGTACCATCTCTCACATTGGTATCTTCGACACGCTTACCTCTGGCAACCTGCTGTGGCACGGCTCCATGACGGCCTCGAAGACCATCGCTGACGGCGACACTCTGGAATTTGCAATCGGTAACATCGACCTTACCATCGCCTAATCCATAGGAGGTTAGGATGGAAGGCTATCGTGTACTAGAGTCTGGTGATCTTCGTATCTCCGAGAGTGGCGATAGCCGGGTCACAGAAGGCTACATCGAAGGTTTTGCAGCACTAACGGCACAGGGCAGTCTATCTGTTGTCGGTGTTGCTGAAGTAACTGGTAACGTCAGTCTCACTACGCAGGGAAGTGTTCTTCTTGTCGGTGAGGCAGTGCTCTTCGGTAGGGCAGACTTTACTGGCGTAGGGACGACAAGCGTAGACGGTGACCTAGTTGCTGCAGGCGCTCACGTAGGAACGGCTACAGGCACACTCTCCTCTTCAGGAGTAAGGATTCAACCCGGTGCGACTAGCCTCTCTGGCGAGGGTTCTATAGCCTCTAAGGCAGGGTTTAAGTTCGTAGGTGCCTCAGACATCCAAGCTGAGGGTATCTTCTCTGTAACACCTCACTACATCGCAGAAGGTATCTTTGGTCCCTTCGACACAGACGTTGAGAGGATCACTGAGAGCGGAGACGTACGGATCACCGAAGATGGCAATGTCCGTATCGTTGACTTCTACCAGCCTAACGCAGCTACAGGTTCTCTCCTCTCTGAGCCTTCTGTCGTCCTCTTTGTGTCGGAACCGTATGCGAAATACCTCTCTAACTGGCGTAGGGCTGTACCTTACGTTAAGTACGAAGATGAGTGGATCATCCCTGAAAAAGCCTATAAACATCTCAGTGGCGGATGGAAAAGGATTTACTAACTCATGGCTAACGTAAAAATCAGTGACCTTACAGCGGCTGGGGCAGCTTCTGGTACGCAAGAGTTTGAGGTCAACGACAGCCTTACCTCTAAGAAGGTCACAGGCTCACAGATCAAGACGTTTGTTAACGCAGACCGCGTAGCTAAAACCTCCGACACCGGGGCTGCAGTTATTCCGGCTGGGGCTGAATCTGAGCGTGATGGCTCCCCGGCTGCAGGTTACTTCCGCTTTAACACTGACCTCTCTAAGTTTGAAGGTTACACTGGCGCAGCTTGGGGTAGCGTAGGTGGTGGGGCTACGGGTGGTGGCTCTGACGAAGTGTTCTTTGAGAATGGCCAGACTGTCACGTCGAACTACACCATTACTAACGGCAAGAACGCCATGAGCGCAGGGCCGATCACTATCAACTCAGGCGTTACCGTGACCGTTGGCACTGGTGAAGTCTGGACAATCGTCTAAGGGATCAAAGCATGTCTAACCTGACAGTCAAAGGGAACGCATCGGGGACCGGGACGGTTATCCTTGAGGCACCCAATACGAACACCAACCGCACGATCACGCTGCCGGATGCTGCCACTACGTTGGTTGGCACTGCTGACTTTGCTTCTCAGGCACAGGCTCAAGCTGGCACTGACAATGTTACGCTGATGACACCTTTGCGGACTGAAGAGCATATGACTGCTAATGCTCTTGGTTGGGGGCAGATTTGGCAGAGTGTTATGCGATCTCCCAATACAAGTTATCAAAACACCACTGGTCGCCCAATTATGGTTTATAGTTCATTCAGTAACAGTTCTGGCATTCAGTATTTTCAAGTGTCCCCAAACGGATCAACTTGGACTAATGCTGGAAACTCTCAGGCTGCAAACGCGCCCAATCAAGTAATTGTTCCAAACGGACACTACTACCAGTGGACGCAGACCGTAGGCACAACCAGCATTTCTGTAACGGAGCTTCGCTAATGTCCACAGTACGCGCAAACTCGATTACGAACTCCGCTGGCTCTGGTGCGCCTGACTTCCCGAATGGGTTGACGGTGGATGGCGTCTCAGGAAAGCCCTTCCTTGGCAATACTCAGTTCCTGACCACGGACACAACCCTTACCTCTACTGACGACAGAGACCTTCTGATCTGTTCCGGCGACACTACCGTTACCCTCCCAGCGGTATCGGAAGGTCTGGTGTTTGGGTTCATCAATAACTCTGATGCTCTTGTAGTCATAGCAACCACAGACCCAGCTACGACAGTTGGACAGTCATTGGGCGGCGTTCTTTTGTTGGCCCGTCAAGAGGCAATCATAGTTTGCGATGGCGCTAACTGGCAGATAATCAGCGCGGGCGACACTATCCTTTTACAGACCGTTCAGTTTTCAGCGTCTGGAACATACGTCCCCAACCCACAGGCTAAGATGTTTCTTGCTTGTGCAACTGGTGCTACTGGCGGGACGCGCTTAACTGCCAATGCGGGCAAAGGCGGTTCTGGCGGGGCGGGCTATTCTGAAAAACTTTATACGGCACCATTTGCCGCATCCTACACTGTAACGGTTGGCGCTGGCGGTGCAATCGCATCTACGGGCGGGACAACGACCTTTGGTACGATCTCTATTCCGAGCAGTACTGGTGCTACAGGTTCTGCCGGGACTTCTGGTGCTACTGGGACGGGTGGTGACTTTAACGCAACTGGCGGAACTGGTGGCTCTGGCAACACCACTCTTGGGGGCGGCGGCGGCGGCGGGTCTGCAACAAGGGCCGGAAATGGCGGCAATGGTAGTAACGGGACATCATCGGCTTGGGGTTCTGGAGGTGGAACTGGAGGAAACAACGCCGTCGGCACTACAGAGGGAGCCGCTGCAACATCTGTTAGCGGATCAGCTTACAGTTTGGCCGCTTTTGCAAACGCCGTCACCTTTCAATCTGGCTCGTCGTTTTACAACCCTACCAACCCAACAAACCCCTACGGGGCCTTTAGCAGCAACACGTATTCTGGTTTTGGAACAACCTTCACTATTGGAGCACTTTTCTCAGGTGGAGGAGCCTACGGAAACTCTGGCGCAAGCAGTAGTGGGGTTGGAGGACTTTCGGGTAATGTCACAATCGTGGAGATTTTCTGATGGACAACCTTGCAGTTAAACTAGACGCAAGCGGCATTGTAGAGGACGCCATTGTTGTAGGTGAATTTATCCCAGAGGGATACCAGCGTGTCTCCGTGGCTGTGGGTGTCGGCCAGAACCTTGCGGAAGCAGAACGTGCCGCTGAACTTGCGACCGCACAAAACGCCCGCCAAGCAGCCTACACCGCCGAAAGCGACCCGATCTTCTTCATGTCCCAACGTGGGGAAGCCACTGTGGAGGAGTGGACCGCCAAGGTTGCCGAGATCAAAGCCCGTTATCCCTACCCGACCGAGGAGGTCTAAGCCATGTCAGTCGTTATTAACGGAACTACGGGGATCGACTCGCCGGGTGTATCTCTTAACGGCTCTGCGGTCACGGCTACGGCTGCTGAACTCAACGTGCTTGATGGTATCGTTGGAATTGCGAGTCAAGCTCAAGCAGAAGCTGGGCTTTCTAGCACAAGACTCATGACGCCGGAAACGACAAAATTTGCTATTAATGCTCTTGGTCTTACTCCCGGTTATACATCTAGTGGAGTTACCCTGTCGAGAGATTACCGTGGGACATTTGCTCATGGGCTTGGTTCCGTTCCCTCCAGAGTACTAATGCGTCTTCGTTGTGTGTCTTCTCAGTTTAACTTTTCTGTCAACGATGTTGTTTATTTCTACTCTGGCGGCTACGATAACGGCACAGGGCAAGGTGTTCAACTCGCGGCAGATGCTACAAACGTGTACCTTGGTATTTACTGGCTGTACGTTAGAAACAAAACAACGGGGACAACCAGCACTGCGTGGGTAGAAATTACTTATGGCAACTGGGAAGCTACTGTCCTAGCTTGGAAATAAGGAGTACAGGTAATGAGCGTGAAGTACTTTACTACGGCTGACGGTCAGTCTCTTGGGTCTTTTGTTGACGGTGCCATTCCGCCTGACGGTGCTGTTGAAGTGTCGAGTCTTCCCCCTGTCGTCCCCACGAAGGCAGAGCAAGAGGCCAAGCGTCAGGCTGCTTACACCGCAGAGGCTGATCCCCTGTTCTTCAAGTGGCAGGCTGGTGAAGGCACTGAGGAAGAGTGGAAGGCCAAGCGTCAGGAAATCCGTGACCGTTATCCCTACCCTGTAGAGTAATAGGCGATGGTACTAGAGCATTGGATATGGCCTGCGTTTGCCATAGGCATTGGTATAATTTTCTACTTTAGTGAAGATGGGTTCTACCGCTATCCTTGCCAAGACCCTGTGAACTGGGCTTCCCTAGAATGCCAACCCCCTATTTGCACTAGGACTAAGAACTGCGCCGACGATCTAACTGGTGGGGCTTCTCCATGAAAAAGAATGATCCTGACTTCCTTGAAGCTAAGCTACGCTATTTCATTGGCGTATCCTTAACCATGATCTTGGGCGGAAGCATCTTTATTATCCTCTACTCTTTGGTGTTCGTAACCCAGCCTTTGGGTGAGAGTTCAGAGAATGACCGTGCGCTGTTCTCTATCCTTACTCCAATCACGTCGTTTCTGGTGGGTGCGTTGAGTGGGGTTCTTGCTGCAGGTAACAGCCGGAACAAAGATAACAAAGAAGAACTACCTCCCCCAGAATGTAACGACAACTAGAGAGTTTGTAAACGTAATGTCTGACGCTATGAAGAAGCTGCAAGAGAAGTGTGGTGTCGTCGCTGATGGCTCCTTTGGGCCTAACACGGCACGAGCTATTGCTAAGCACTTTAAGCTCTCTCCTGAACGTGGTGCTCACCTGCTCGGGCAAGCAAGCCATGAGAGCGGTGGCTTCAAGCTGACCCGTGAGAACCTCAATTATTCCGCTGAGACCATGTGTAAGGTCTGGCCCTCTCGGTTTAAGAGTGTGGCTGAGGCTACCCCATACGCTCGTAATCCCAAGGCGCTGGCTGACAAGGTTTACTCTGGTCGCATGGGTAATGGAGAAGGCGAGGGTCACATCTGGATTGGCCGTGGTTTCTTGCAATTGACAGGTAAGGACAACTACAAAGCCTTTTCCTCTGATATGCGTTTGCCTGAAGTTATGGAGAACCCTTCGCTGGTTGAGACTGACTATGCGATGGAGACTGCCATGTGGTTCTTCGAGAAGAATGGTTTGTTTGCTATCGCAGATAAAGGCGTAAGTGACGACATCATCAAGCAAATCACGAAGCGAGTGAATGGTGGATACATTGGCTTGGATCACCGCAAAGCAGAGACCGAGAAGATTTACGGTTGGCTAAAAGCGTAATGCTGTAAGGCAAAACGTACCCCTTGACAAACCAAATCAACTGTGGTATTATTGTCACATGAGTTCTTTATCAGTCAACGACACAATCCGTCTAGCTGCCGAGGCTGACTTAGAGACCTTCATCAAGCTTGTCGCTCCTGAGCAAGTCCTTGGTCAATGTCACTCTGAGTTGCTCGGCTGGTGGACACGTCAAGACAGCAAGTCTCACCAACTCGTTCTGTTCCCTCGTGACCATCAGAAGTCTCGTATGGTAGCTTACCGGGTTGTGTGGGAACTTACGAAGAATCCTACGCTGCGTGTGCTCTACATCTCTGCTACGGCTAACCTTGCGGAGAAGCAGCTAGGCTTTATGAAAGGTATCTTTACCTCTGAGGTATATCGTCGTTACTGGCCTGAGCACGTCCATCCTGAAGAAGGTAAGCGTACTCGTTGGACCACCTCGGAGATTGCGTTAGACCACCCTCAGCGTAAGAAAGAAAACGTACGTGACCCTAGCATCTTCACTGGTGGCCTCACTACTTCCCTTACTGGTATGCACTGCGACATTGCAGTACTTGATGACGTTGTTGTTTACGAGAATGCGTACACTAACGAAGGCCGTGACAAAGTAAGAAGCCAGTATTCTCTGTTGTCGTCCATCGAAGGTGCTGAGGCTCGTGAGTGGGTCGTAGGCACTCGCTACCATCCGATTGATCTGTATAACGACTTGATGCAGATGATTGAGGATCAGTACGACAAAGATGGTGGTAAGATTGGCGAAGAGAACATCTACGAAATCTTTGAACGTGCAGTAGAAGATAGGGGCGATGGTACGGGTGAGTTCCTGTGGCCTCGTCAGCAGCGTAAAGATGGTAAGTGGTTTGGTTTCGACCAACAGATTCTAGCTAAGAAGCGTGGGCAGTACCTCGACAAAGGACAGTTCAGGGCGCAGTACTATAACGATCCTACGGACCCAGATAACGTACCCGTAGGTTCAGATAAGTTTCAGTACTACGACCGTAAGCATCTTCACCTTGATAATGGTTACTGGTTCTACAAGACGCACCGCCTGAACGTTTACTGTGCAGTGGACTTCGCGTTTAGCCTTAGCAAGAAAGCTGACTACACTGCTATGGTTGTCGTCGGTGTCGATGGTGAGAATAACGTCTACGTCTTAGAGATTGATCGTTTCCGTACGGATCGCATCAGTGACTACTTCGACCATATTCTACAGCTTAGTAATAAGTGGTCGTTCAGGAAGATGAGGGCAGAAGTCACGGTGGCTCAGGTAGCTATTGTGAAGCAGCTTAAAGAACTCATCAAGCAACATGGTTTGTCGATTTCCATCGAAGAGTACCGACCGAATAAAGGCAGTAAGGAAGAGCGTATCGCAGCCGTCCTTGAGCCTCGTTACGACAACCTTTCGATCTGGCACTACAGAGGCGGTAACACTCAAATCCTTGAGGAAGAACTGTCTAGCCGTAACCCAGCCCACGACGACGTTAAGGACGCCCTAGCTTCTGCTGTCGACATGGCTGTGAAACCTATGAAGAACGTTCAGCGCAGCAAGAGTAGCAATATCGTCTGGGCTAACTCACGATTTAGAGGCAGTGCATAATGGCCGGAACTACCATCGAACTTGAGCACCTGCTTAACCCCGATACTCTCGCTGTCGAGATTGCTAATCGTTGGGTCGAGTGGAACTCTCTGCGTGACAAGTGGCTTGTCGAAAAGAAAGAACTCCGTAACTACCTCTACGCTACGGACACTCGTACGACGAAGAATGCTGCCCTTCCGTGGTCGAACTCTACGACGACCCCTAAGCTGACGCAGATCATGGACAACCTCCATGCGAACTACTTTGCTACTCTGTTCCCTCAGCAGAAGTGGATGCGTTGGGAAGGCACCTCGGCTGCAGATGGCACTAAAGCTAAGCGTGATGTCATTCAAGCGTACATGGACAATAAGGTCCGTCAGTCCGACTTTGTGAACACCGCTTCTAGCCTTCTGTACGATTGGATTCAGTACGGTAACTGCTTTGCTACTGTCGAGTGGAACCAAGACTACAACGTCAAGGAATCTCGCGAAGTAACGACGAATTACATTGGGCCTCGTCTGGTCCGTATTTCTCCTTACGACATCGTATTTAACCCTACGGCTTCTGACTTCTACAAGACACCCAAGATCATCAAGAGCATTCTTACCCTTGGTGAGATCAAACGGATGATCGACAAAGACCCGTCTAAGGCTCATTGGCAAGCCATTATCGACAAGATGATGTACGCTCGGGCCTCTATCCGTTCGGCTGACTCTGCGTATAACAAAGCTGACGGTTTCATCGCTGATGGCTTTACGTCGATCCAACAGTACTACGAGTCGGACTACGTTGAGGTTCTCTCGTTCTACGGGGATATCTTCGACTACAACCAGAACAAGCTCCACTCGGATCGTATCATTACTGTTGTCGACCGTGCTTACGTTCTGGACAATGAAGAGAACCCCTCGTGGCTGGGCCATGCGCCTATCTTCATGTCGGGTTGGCGTCCTCGCCCTGATAACCTGTACGCTATGGGTCCGTTGGATAACCTCGTCGGTATGCAGTATCGTATCGACCACCTTGAGAACCTTAAGGCAGACGTATTCGACCAGATTGCCTACCCTGTGATGAAGATTCGTGGGGACGTAGAGGACTTTGACTTCCAGCCGGGTGCTCGTATTTACCTTGGTGAAGAAGGCGACGTAGGCTACCTGCAGCCTGATGGCACTGCCCTTCAAGCTGACCTCCAGATTCAACTCCTTGAGAACAAGATGGAGGAGATGGCTGGTGCTCCTCGTCAGGCTATGGGTATCCGTACGCCCGGTGAGAAGACTGCCTTTGAGGTCCAGAGCCTGCAGAACTCAGCCTCGCGTATCTTTGAGCACAAGACTGCCCACTTTGAGCGTACGTTCCTTGAGCCTATTATGAACGCTATGCTGGAAGTTGCTCGTCGTAACATGAACATGTCGGACACCATCCGGGTTCTTGACGACGCCACTGGGGCTATCTTGTTCCGTAGCATTACCAAAGACGATATCACTGCCAAGGGTAAGATTGTTCCTGTCGGTGCTCGTCACTTCGCTGAACGTGCTCGTCGAGTACAGAACCTTACGCAGCTTTACCAGCTTAAGCTTGCCGACCCCACCATTGCCCCTCACTTGTCGGGTAAGGAGATGGCTAAGATCATGGCTGAAGAGCTTGGTGAGCCTCGTCTGTACGGTGAGAACATCAGCGTTATCGAACAACTTGAGACCCAACAGACCGTTCAGGAAGCCGAGATGGTTAACCAAGAACAACTGATGGCTGCTCAGCAGATGGGTGTTTAATGCAAGCTGTATGGCTTAGAGGCGTCAAGGACTCTGATCGGAACCAACGCAAACAAGAAGTGTTGTCGTACCGTAATGCCTTCGACGACCTACGTGAAATTCTAGAGCAGCACTATGTCCGTAAGGAAGCTGTTCGAGATTATTCCCCCGGTTGGGAATACAAACAGATCGCCGTGAATGAATATAACGCTGTTCTCGACGATCTACTCAACTTAATCGACCTTAACCACAAGGACTAACAATTTGACAAACGTGTTCGACCAAGCTCAGAAACCATCTGGGCAGAGTCAAGAGAGCCAAGCATCACAGACGACAACTGAACAACAGGAGTCATATCTGGCAAAGCTCGTCGCCACTAAGGGAGAGAACTGGAAAGACCCTGAAGTGCTAGCCAAAGGCAAACTTGAAGCTGATGGCTACATTAAAAATCTAGAGGATCAACTTACGCAGATGCGTGAAGACCTCCAGAAACAGGACTACGCCAAGACTCTACTCGAAGAACTGCAGACCAAGGCCATGTCGCCCACCAACGTGAAACCTGCAGCGGCTAACAACAATAATAACGGTGGCACTAATACTGATGGCAATACCCCGCCGCAAGTGAGTGAGGATATCCTAAAGAGCCTTGTTGAGAAAACTCTGACTGCACGAGACCGAGATAATACTGTAAAGCAGAACCTCGCTCTTGTCGATCAGGAACTTGAGAAGACCTACGGCACTGAGGCCCCTGCCGTTGTCCAGAAGAAAGCCCAAGAACTTGGCTTGACTGTGCAGCGTCTACAGGAACTAGCGTCTGAGTCCCCTAACGCCTTCTTTAACCTGATCGGTGAACCGAAGAAATCCTTCCAACCTATTGTGTCGGGGACGGTTCGCACGGAAGGGGTCAACATGCAAGCTTCGACGGAGCGGAACTTCGATTACTACCAGAAGCTTCGTCGGGAAAGTAAATCCCTCTACTATACTCCCAAGGTTCAACGACAGATGATGGATGATGCTGCTCGTCTTGGGAATAAGTGGAAACCATAAACTAGGAGAAGACTAAAATGGCTATGACTACTGCCAACATGAGTCTCCTTACTCGCTCGGAAGTATGGTCTTCGGAGCTTAAGGAAATTCTGCGCGACGAAATGATGGCACAACGCTACGTGCGTATGCTTGAAGGTTTCCCTGACGGTGACCAGTTCACGATCCCGTCGATTGGCCAAGCTCAGGTCGACAACTACGCAGAAGATACTGCCGTTGTTTACCGTCCGATGGACACTGGTGAGTTCACCTTCACCGTTGACAAGTACCTGTCGTCGGCTACCTACATCACCAAGAAAGCAGAGCAAGATTCGTTCTACTCGGCTGAACTGATGTCGCGTTTCGTGCCGGAACAAGAGCGGGCCATCATGGCTCACTTCGAAGCCACCACGTTCGCTGCACCTGAAGCTGGTGTGTCGGCTAACTCGGAAGCTGCAATTGATGGCGTTGGCCACCGTTGGGCTGGTTCGGGTACTGGCGCTGTGATCGCAGTTGCTGACTTTGCTCGTGCTCGTTACGCTCTCAAGAAGGCTAACGTTCCCGACACCAACCTGATCGCTGTCGTTGACCCTTCGGTCGAATACACGATCAACACCCTGACCAACCTTGTGTCGGTCTCGGATAACCCGCGTTGGGAAGGCGTTGTCGCTGAAGGCATCGCTACTGGTATGCGCTTCGTGAAGAACGTGTACGGCTTCGACGTGTATACCTCGAACTACCTTGCTACCGCAACCGATTCGGCTCTGACCAACAAAGCTGCTTCGCCCGGTAACGTTGACTTCGGTACCAACAACGGTAAGGTTAACCTGTTCTTCTCGGCTGCTCCCGCTGCTCAGGCTTTTGTCGGTGCATGGCGTCAGATGCCGGAAGTGGACTACGAGTACAACAAAGACTTCCAGCGTCATGAGTATGTTACGACTGCTCGTTACGGTGTTAAGCTGTACCGTCCCGAGAACATGGTTCGTGTTATCACGAAAACCAACGTGTAATTAGGAGGGATATAACATGTCTTACACTAACGCTGACGGTCTCTTTGTCCTGACCGATGGTGCTCAGGGTGCTGTTAACGACGAAGGCGTCACCGCTCGTGGTGCTCGTCAGGTCATCACCAAGAAGCTGTCGCTGGCTGCTCTTGGTTCGTCGTTTGGTTCCTCGAACATCGACCCGCTGGAAGCTATGATCCCGGCTGGTGCTATCATCGTGAATGCCGATCTGGTTATCACTGACGCTGCTACCTCGGGTGGCTCGGCTACGTTGACCATTGGTACTTACAACGCTGCTGGTACCGCTGTGGATGCTGACGGCATTGATGCTGCTATCGCTCTGACTGCTATCGACGCAGACGGTGACGTGGTGCAGTGTGACGGTGCTCAGGTCTCTGGTGTCGTTACCGTGGGTTCGGCCCCGGTCTACATTGGCGCTCTGTACGGTACGGCTGCGTTCACCGCTGGCTCGGCTACCCTGATCGTCGAGTACATCAAGGTCGAGTAATCGGCTCTAGGGGTGTTGCTTAAGTGTGACACCCCACACTACTTTGATGGTCTGTTACGATTGTACTTGACAGATTCTCAAAACAGTGTATAATAAGCTTAAGTGCTTCCCAATGGATATATACTCTATATCTCTATAGCTTCTAACGTCAGACTGACTCGTCTGTAAGATGATACAGCTTAAGGACTCTCCGTATGGCTAACGTAAACCACAACACTCTGACTGACCCTTACCTTCACGAACCCAAGGGTGTCTCTACTGCTCTGGCAGGTCAAATCTACGTAGCTGATGGTGCTGGTCGTGGAGATTGGGTGGAGAATAGTCGTATCTTCGGTGGGTACCTTACGTTCTCCACTAGCAGCCCGTACGCTCACTCCGTTACGACCTCCGACACAGTTCTGAACCCTACGTTTAGCACCTCAGTCAATAACGGCTTTACAGGGTTGTCGTCCCCTAACGCTCGTATCCGTTACGATGGCACTGAGACCATTAACGCTTCTATCGACGCAGCCTTCTCTATCCAGCAAGCCTCGGGTACAGCACGTCAGGTAGAGATGGTTCTTTACAAGAATGGTACTGAGCTTGTCGGTAGCCGGGTTATTACCACCTCTGATTCTAGCTCTTGGCATACGATTTCCTTTAGCTTCGACACCACCCTAGCAACCAACGGGTACCTTGAAGTCTTCGTAAAGGCTAACTCTGCTGCTACTCTTAGCTTCGCTTCTGGCTACCTCCGTATCTTCGGGATTGCAGCATAATGAAGAAGACACTCTTGGAAATGGTAAGTTCGATCCTTTCGGATATGGACTCTGAAGCTGTAAACTCCATCAGCGATACCGTAGAAGCTCAGCAGGTAGCCTCAGTCATTGAGGACGTGTACTACAACATCATTGCTGCACGTAACATTCCTGAGCACCAACAGCTTCTCAAACTTACCTCTTTGTCGTCGTCCGTACGTCCTACCCATTTCCAGTACCCTACGAACACCCGTGACATCGTAGATTTGTCGTACAACATCGACGTACAGGGTGGCGTTAACTACCAAGAGATTCACTTCGTTGAGCCTCTGGACTTCCTTAAGCGGATGCCGTATAATAACCCTGACAGCACTCTTGTCGTCCCAGATGCTACAGCGTCCACTTCGTTGGTTATCTTCAAAGACAGGATGCCTACGTACTACACCTCGTTTGATGATCTCCACATCGTGATGAACGCCTACGATGCTACCGTAGAGACCATCCTGCAGGCTTCTAAGACTCGGGCCTACGGTACGGTTTACCCTACGTTTACCATCGCTGATAGCTTCACCCCTGATCTTGACGACACCATGCTGCCCTACCTTCTGGCTGAGGCTAAGTCCACTTGCTTCTCTCTCTTCAAGTCTGGGTCGGACCCTAAGGTGGAGCAGGCTGCTCGTCGTTTGAAGTCTTTCGTTCAGAATGACATGTATCGGACTAAACGCCCTAACGTACGCAACCACTACGGCAGGAATTGAATTGGTAGAGTTTGAAGAATACCCTGAGAAACAAATCTGTATTTGTCGTTGCCCTGAAAAGATGCTTACGGCCCTGACGATCCAGAAAGACCGTAGCGGATTTATCTTCTTCGAGATTGTGACCGACAAAGGGGTAATGCCTATGGAGCTAAGGGGGAGTTACTCTTCTATCCCCAAGGCCAAGGAAGCTGTCGAGCACTACGTTCGAAACATGAAAGAGACTATCGGTGCGCGTCGTGAGAACTTCGCCAAAGAACGAGAAGAACGGAAAGCGTTAAAAAATGCCCCAAAGTCTGACTCAGAAGGTAGTTAACACTTTCGTAAAAGGTCTTATCACCGAGGCTGGTGAACTTACGTTCCCTGAGAATGCCTCTGTCGATGAACTCAACTGTGATCTGCGTCGGGATGGCTCACGTCGTCGTAGGCTTGCAGCTAAGGTGGAAGATAGTCGTGTTCTGTCTTCGTTTACCGTAAGCACCTCTACTCGGTTTCATACGGGTAAGTGGGAGAACGTAGGGGGTCAGTCTGGTCTTGAATTTCTTGTCCTTCAAGTTGGCTCTACGCTACGCTTCTATAACAAAGCAGAGCTTCCTTACTCGTCTCATCAAATTACCCAGACTGTTAACTTGGCTACCTACGAAGTCGCAGGTGGTGTTGGCGCTACTAACGCTAACTGTCAGTTTGCATCCATCAATGGTGCTCTTGTCGTCTCCTCCCCGGCTATCAACACGATCTACATTCAACGTAACAATTCCACTGGTGCTCTGACGACGACCCAGATCAGTTTTCGTATTCGTGATTTTGAATGGATTGGCGACAAAAGCACTTACACCACAGAGATTGCCACTGGTTCTGCGTCAACTGCACGGAAGTATGATACCGCTAACGCTGGTTGGTCGGGTACTAAAGGTTCTGCTGCCCTTACTACCTACGGTGCTTATCCTCCGCTGACCCTCCCGTGGTACGCAGGTAAGGACTCTAGCGGTAACTTTTCGAAGACCGAGTGGCAGAACATCTTCTCTGGTACCAGCCTTATCGGTAACGGAACGTACATCCTTAACTTCTTCAACAAGGACCGTAGTGCAGCCTCTGGGATCGCGGGTATTACCGCAGACGTAGAAACCTCCCGCTTTAAGGCTGTTGAGTCTTTTGCTGGTCGTATCTTCTACGCTGGCCTTGAGTCGGCTAAGAACTCTGGTGTCATTCTCTTCTCGCGTCAGATTGAGTCTTTGAGTGAGCTTGGTGAATGCTTCCAAGTTAACGACCCCACCTCAGAAGACATCAGCGATCTGCTAGATACCGATGGTGGTGTCGTCCGTATCCCAGACGCTGTGAACATCAAGTACCTCTACGCCTTCGGTGCTAACCTGTTTATCTTCGCGGATAACGGTGTGTGGTCGATCAATGGTGTCGATAACGTCTTCCGTGCGACTGAATACTCCCTGCGTCGTGTGTCGTATACCGGGATGCTTACGGCTGAGTCGTTTGCTGAGGCAGAAGGTGTTCCGTTCTGGTGGTCCAAGACGGGTATCCATACTCTTCAGTTCGACGAAGTAAGTGGTAACCCTACGGAGCAAAACATTAGCTTGCCTACGATCCAGACCTTCTGGGACGAGATTGGCTCTAACTCTCGTTCTCTCGTTCAGGCTACGTACGACCGACTGAACAAGAAAATCTACTGGGCCTACCCTAACGCCACAGAGACTAATGCGAACAAACTGAACAACTTCCTGATCCTTGATATCCCCTTGGGTGCGTTCTATCCTTGGAAGGTTTCTGACGAGGCATCCTCGACGGATTACATCATGGGTCTTGCAGTGTACTCAGGATACGGTTCTGACGAGCTTGTTCTTGACGTTGTTCTCTCCACTGGTGACGACGTGGTTCAGGGTTCAGACGATGTTGTGTCGACACAGTTCTCGGACTTCGCTACAGGTGACCCCTCTGTCGTTCTCTTGATCCGTGACGGTGCTACGGGTAAGCTTACGATGGGTACCTTCTCTGGTGATAACTTCCTTGATTGGGGTACGACAAACTACTCCTCCTTCGCTGAGGCTGGGTATGACTTCATGGGAGACCTTATGCTCCAGAAGACTGCCCCTTACATCATCGTGTACAGCCGGGTCACCGAAGAAGGTTGGACCAACACAGGCTCAGGTTACGAACCCATCCGCCCATCCTCTATCTTTGTGTCGGCATATTGGGACTTCTCTACGACACCCTCAAGTGCAGCACAACAGGCTTACCGCTACAAGACGACGCCTATTGTTGATCCCGGTGACCTCACTGACTTTGGGTACCCTGACACGGTAATCACAACTCGCCTTAAGGTCCGTGGGCGTGGTCGTTCAATGCGTATGCGCTTCGAGAGTGAGCAAGGTAAAGACTTTGTTCTCCTTGGATATGGGGTTCTTGGTGGACGAAACAATCGGTTCTAAAACCCTTCTTATCCAGAGAGATGGTTACGTAATCCGTCTAGAGTACAACGAAGAATACGTTATCGTCCACCTGAGAGATATCGACAAATTCACTAAGGAAATATTCCAAGACATGCTGATCCAACTTGAGGATTGGTCGGATTTCCTGAGGGCTATGGGACACACCTACCTATGGGCAGCGGTTCCTAAGGACAACATCAAGATCAAAAGACTTCTTGGTGGGCTAAAGTTTCAATTCGTAAGTCATAGCGACGATCTTACGGTCTACAGACACGAGGTTTGATATGCCACAAGCACTAGCAATTATCGGGGCAGTTGCCTCTGTTGGCGGCACTATCGCTACCGTCAACGCACAGAAGAAAGCTTCACGCCTGCAGAGGGAGCAGCAGCAGTTAGCTACTCGTCAGTCTCAGCGTCAAGCTATCCGTGAAGCTCAAATCCGTAGAGCACAAACCATGTCGTCGGCTCAGGCTCTTGGTGCCGTAGGTGGCTCTGCTGTCGCTGGTGGTACTGCGTCCCTTGGTTCTCAACTTGGTAGCTCCTTGGGCTTCTCCTCGCAGATGTCAGGGTTGTCGAATCAAATTGGTATGGCTCAGAATCAGGCAAATACTGCTAGTGCTATCGCAAACCTTGGTGGTAGTGTCTTCCAGACGGCTATGAGCTATGATCCCTTTGCTCCGAAGAAAGCGACCCCTTAATGGCTGTATATCTTGATACCGCTGGTGTGCGTAAGTTCCTTGACGAAGGGGCTACGATCTTTGAACCTGTAACTCGACCTGATTCTCTCGACAAAGACGCATTGTCCTCTAGCATTGAAGACGTTGAGGTTCTTAAGTCTCGCATTAAAGATAAAGCAGCTTCTACTTTCCGTGAAGACCTCTCCAACCAGATCGACAGCAAAGAAGACCCTGCCGTCGTTACAGCTAATCTTGCTGACGGGGAAGAGAAACTCTTTGGCATCTACAACACAGACGACATTTACGTTGAAGACAGTGTGATTGGGTCGAACCCCGGCTATAAGGCTGCTGACCATCGTTACTACCGCAACCTGCAGATTTTCTCGGAGGAAATTGAACGTGCTGCGGCTGAGCAAGAAGACCGCTCTTGGGTAGGCTACGCTGTCGATTTCTTTGACCGTGAGGTTATCCGTCAATCTGTATTTGGCGTGTGGGAAGACCTTACTAACCGTACGGCACGACAAGGCGCTGAGTACGCAGAGACCCTCTTCAATGAAGCCGACGCAAACAAAGCTCGTGAGTTCATCCGTAACAAGGTCGAGGATATCCGTTCAGAAGGTATCCTTGGTGAGAACTACTTCGCTTACAATCAACTCCTGCGTGAAGCGTATAGCTTTGGATACAACCCTGACCTTGGTTGGGACCGTGCCTTTGCTCTGCTCGACGTAGCTGGTGGTATTGGTACCGTCGCTAAGGTTGGTGGTAAACTCAGCAAACTGTCTCGTGCTGCGTCGTTGAAGTCGAGCACCGTGGCTACTCGTGCTGGTTCCTTCGGTGGTGTTAAAGCTGCAGATGAAATAAGCCTCAACCTGCACAAGAAAGAGACTGATCCTGTAAACACTGCTAACCGTCAGGCATCTGCTGTAGACCTTAACCCCGGCTCTGTACGTCCGTCCTCTGGGGCGTCTCTTGTCGAGGAGCGTGTTACGTCGATCACTAAGAAGCTTAACCCCTCTATTCGCCAAGGCGCTGTTCCTGACGATGCAGCTAAGGCTGATTGGGACGCTCTCAAGGAAAAGGCTGCAGCAAGCTTTAAGGCGACGACAAAGGCTGTAGTGTACGACACCAAAATCTTTGACATTGACTCACCTCTCGGGAATATCCGTAAGGGTGTGACGTTCCGTATTGGTCGTAATAACGGAGATACCTTCCGTGCAGTCAAGGATGGCGATGGTCTTCGTCCTGAAACTGGCGCTGTACGTAAGGCTGAGAAACTTGGTGGTGAAGTAAAACCTGTTGACCCTGACGATCTGACCAAGGGCTTTGTCGTAGAGGTTTCTGAGGCGCTTGATCCTCGTGACCTTGGGCCGGGTGACCTTGATATCTCTTTGTCGTCAAGCACAGGTAAGCTTGGTAAAGTCTGGGATAAGATCATTAAACCTTTGGACAACACCTTTGTTGGTAGTGCTATGTCCCGTGGTGTCGCTGAACTTAACGACCTTGCTCTTCGCTCGGAGAATGCCTCTAAGTTTCTTCGTGCCTCAGGTACAGACCTTGAAAAGACCCTAGGGGCTATTGGCTTCGATAACCTGACGACACTTAACCGTGTCCTCAAGAAGCTGCAGATTGGCGAGAACTCCCTCGGTGACCTCAAGTGGGACGAGTCTAAGTTTGCGTCTGAGTGGACTCACGCCACTAACACCCCACTTGATGAGAAGATTTTGGCCGCTTATCGGGCTTCTGAGTCTTTGTCGGACACAGCATGGAACCTTGCCGCTGCAGATGCCGTTAAGGATGCTGTGGCTAAAGGCTTCAAGAACTCCGTAGAGGTTGAACCCGGTATCTTCATCCCTGCTCGTCGTAAGCGCCTTGAGTTGATTAAGGACGACGAAGCTATCGTAGACCTACGGGACATCTCGACCACTAAGACCAAGAAAGACCTTAAGGCTCTCGGCAATGACCTGAGCGTATGGGAACTCTCTGAGCCTTGGAAGGGTGTCGACTACTTTGCTATGCCCACTACGGCACCCCGTCCGATCAGCCACATGGATGTTTACGGATACGCTGCCTATGGTCGTCGTACGAACCCTGATCTGCAATACTTTACCTTCATCATGGACGACAACGGTAAGGTTAAGACCCTGCTTGGTGCTAAGTCTAAGAAGGATGCTGATCTGGCTCAAGTACAGCTTACGGCTATCCAAAAGGCTTACCGTGAGGGTATGACGACAAAAAAGATTGATGATGTGATCGAAGCCAACAACGATTGGAATCCTGACATCAACAGCAAAGCCGATATGGACGCTTGGCTTATCTCTGGTCGTAAGAACAAAGATGGTAACCCTGACCTTGAGGCTATTGAACGCTTCTCCTCTTGGAAGCTGTCCAGCCGTTTCCGTGACGCACCTTACGAGAACACTCTCGACAAGCTGTACTCTGGGGGTACCGTAGGCGATATGGTTCTTCGTCGTCATTCTCGTTCTGACGCTGTGCTTACGGAGTTCGGTGGCATTGAAGCTTACAACCCTGACCCCATCGACTCTATTGTGTCGAACTACGGTTCAGAGGCGCACAAGTACGCTTGGAACGCTTACACCTACAAGGCTACTCAAGGCTGGTTGTCGACCGCTAAGAGCATGATGGACAACAATATGAACGTTGTCTTTGAAGTTCCTCGGTCGAATAGCCCACGGGTCCAGATTGAAGGCGCTGTTGTCAGAGGCACTAGCCCAGAAGCTGCACGTATGCGTGAAGTGCAGAACATTATCAAGCGTCAGCTTAACATGAAGACTGACCTTGAGAAGCGTCTTGACCAGTTGGGTGCTGAGATCACAGAAGGACTCCACGACGCAATTGGGGTTAAAGTTGACCTTGCTAACCCCGCCGACAAACTAAAGCAACTTGGCTTTATTGCAGCCTTTACGTGGAACCCCTCTCAGGTCTTCATGCAGTCTTGGGGTGTTTCATCTGCTATTGCTATCGCAGGTAAGAATGGTTTGGATGGTGCTGCGGCACAGATTCTTATCCGTAGTGGTCTTCGTAGCTTCCGCGATGTAGCTACCGAGGCTGCGTTTAATGAGGGCTTGGCAAAATTCCTTAAAGTCGACGTTAACAAAGCGGACGAGATTATCCAACTCTTCAACGAGAACCTCCCTAACGTGGTTATGAATGACGTTATGGAACTTGGCACGGCTGCGGGTGCAGGGCTTAAGGTTGAAGGTCAGGCTGGTCGTGCAGGCTTCTTGGCCCGTAAGTTCGGTAAAGGTTTTGTCGACGTAGGTTCCATCCCGTTTAACCTCGGTGACTCGACAATGAAGTCCACTGCCTTCACTACGGCAGCGATTGAGTTTGTCCGTAAGAACCCTGATATCCCTCTTTTGTCGGAAGCTGGTCGTGACTACGTTGCTCGTCGTACCAGTACGTTGTCGACAAACATGACTGCAGCGGTTAAGTCGGGTGCTCAAGAAGGTCTGTGGGGTGTGGCTACCCAGTGGCTCCCCTACTTCTTCCGTTCATTCGAACAGGTCTTTGTCGGTCGTGACCTTACGAAGATGGAACGTGCTCGTGTGGGCTTCATGCTTCTTCCCTTCTACGGTCTTACGGGCCTTGGGGTTGGTTTCGCTGCTGACCAAACTGCAGAGTTCCTTGGGTGGAACCCCGATAGTGAAGCCGACAAAGCCAAGTACATCACCCTTAAGTACGGCTTCCTTGATGGTTTCCTGAACTACTTCACTCCGTTTGATGTAGCCCTTGGGGAGCGTATGGCCCCAATTCAAGCAGTATTTGACCTTTGGGAGAAGGCTACGGAAGAGAACGTTCTGTCGGCTGCAGCGGGTCCGTCTGGTAATATTGCATGGACCTCTGTCGAAGCAATGTTTAACCTTGCATCTAACTTGAAAAACGGCTATACTACAACTCTGACAGAAGACTCCATGGCTATTCTGCGTACGTTCTCTGGTGTGAACAACGTCTCTAAAGCTGTCGGTATCCTTCAGGATGAGATGTACCGTAACCGTAAGGGCCTACGGGTTCCTGTCGAAGTAGACGCTACGGATGCCGTTATCTCCTTCCTTGGCTTCACCCCTATCGAAGTCACTGAGCTTTACGGTCGTATTGGTCAGTCGCTCGACATCAGCAAGGACCGTAAGAAGCTTGAGAAAGAGTTCCGTCAGCGTGGTGAGCTTGCGTGGTCGGTCTACGCTAATGACCCTGATCGCGGCTCTGCAATCCTAGAAGAGTCTCGGGCTATCATCTCTAAGTTGCCCCTGACGTTTGACCGTAAGCTCGAACTCCTTCGCTTGCTCCGACCCAATATGGCAAGCTACAAAAGTACTCTTAAGACCCTTATCGACAATGACCGGGCTGTTGCTGCTAAGTGGGCAGAATCTATCCTCGGTAAAGGAGAATAATAATGGCTGACGCCTTTGCACCTCAACTTGGCTCAGAAGTTAGGTTTAACCAACCGATTGAGAACAACAGTACAGCGACAGCAATCTCTGGTCTTGGTGGCCTCCTCGGAGCTTTTGTGCAACCTAAGGAGAAAGAAGCCAAAGGGCCTATGGGCAGTGCAGGTAACCCTGACGTAGCTTTGGCCAACTACACAAAAGATTTGTCTCTTATTCTGGAGACATCAGAGGACAGAAGCCCTAACGCTATTTCTGTTGCTATCAGGAAACTTAATGTACAGTACGCTGGAGATGGCTACGACGTAACTAGCGCACCTTTTAAATCAGCCCGTGAGAACCTTACTGGTCGCCAAGAAGAAACTCTGATCTTCTCTCAAGAAGAGCTTGTGTATAACGAGCTTATCAAAACACCTGAGGGTCAGGCTAAACTTGCTTTGGCTGAACGTACGCTTATGACGCAGAGCGGAGGGACTAAACCGTCAGGGACCGACACAATCAATTTCATTGTCGCGCAAGAAGCTGAAAAACAAGCTTTTGAGCGTCTCAAAGTTGATAACGAGATGTCTTACCTTGCTGCGGCTCCTCAGTTCCAGATGCAAGTGTCTAACATGGGTGACCAGTTCCTCGCCTCGTTGGACATTATCGAAGAGAACGGTCTCCGTACGGACGACCCAGAGATGCTGCAGAACTCCTATTTGTCGTATCAAGCGGAGCGTAACCGCATCATCAGCAAGATTCCTCTTGGCTTGCCTAATCGTGAGCAGGAGATTAAGAACCTCTTCCAAGTTACTGACGAGTTCTTCTCTAGCATGGGTATTGACGCAGGTAAGTTTGAGCGTCTCCCTAAAGGCCAGCTTGATCTTAAGCGTAAAGCCATTGTTGCTGTCGAGATGTTGAATAGCAAAGGGGATGCTGCTAGTGCCATGTTGGCCACGGGTATCCTTAACGCTAACTATGCCATGTCGGATGAGACGATGTTCCTCGTTCAGTCTGTCCTTGGTGAGAATGCTCTCATTAATACGACCCCTGAGTGGGTTACCGACGCTGGTATTGTCGTCTCTAACGATATGATTACTGTGGCTCAGCAGTTGTCGGCTATCGGTCCTCAGGCTATTAAGACTGTGGCTGACCATGAGGCCGCACTCACTGGTCTCGTCGGTGCAGACGTAGCTGAGAAGTGGGGTAGCCTTACGAGTGAACAGGCTTGGAAAGACCTGCAGGCCACCACGGGCATCTATAAGGGCTTTAGCCGTGACGCTATCCTGAACGGTCAGGTGTCGACAGATATTCCTTACCAGATGGCATTTAAGTTGTCTATGGGTCTTAAGACGATTGACTTCGAAAATGAAGCTGTGTCGTTTGGTGGTCTGCGTAAGTCTGTCGACGCATCTCTTCCCAGCACTCTTGACGCTCTTGAGGCTAAAGACCCTGAGAAAGGCAAGGCTGCACGTACTCTTCTTTACGTCGCCACTGGTAAGGCTGCTCGTCAGTACGAAGCCCAGATCGCTGCAGAAGAGCAACGCTTTGGTATGTCGTTTAATCCTAGGGTCCGTGGCTACTCCTTGGACTATTCTACGATTGCAGATGCAGGCCAGCGTCAGATTATCAACCGTGTTGTCGAAGAACAGTACGGCGGTGACATCATCAAGGCTGTCGAAGATAAGTTCGCTAAGGCTGGTAACGTCTACCAAGGTCGAGCACAAGCAGCTTTGACCGGGGCTATGATTTCGGCTCTCCCCAGCATTGACGACATGAAGCGTCTTCTGGACCTTCGTAACTCTGCCGTGTACCTCGACTCCTTGAGCCGTAAGATTGAGCCTGAGGATTTCCGAGTAGCTCGTGAGATGGGTATGGATACTG